CGACCGTCGTGGCCAATCCTCAGATCACTGGCGACCTCGTTCGCACGGCTGGGATCGGAAACGTGGCTGGATTTAACATCTCGGCCTACAGCGCAGTGCCAAGCAATAGCATAACTTTGGGCGGCTTTTTTGCCCAACAGGAAGCGTTGCTGATTGCGGCTCGCGTTCCTGAAGTTCCAACTGGCGTTCCCATCCCTGGGGACATCTCGGTTGTGACGGAACCCCGCACTGGCCTATCCGTCCAAGTTCGTGAGAACTACGACGTGGTCAAGGGCATGCTGCAACGCACCTACGCCCTGATCTACGGCGTGAAGGCCGGAGAGCCCGCGAGCTTGGTTCGTATCAACGGTAGCTAATTCACTCGGGGAGGGCGGTGGGCTTAAAGGCTCACCGCCCTTTCCACTTTAAGAAATCCTCACATGTCTGAATTCACAGAAGCGTTAAAAGAAAGTCTAGCCGCTCTTTATACTCAAACTGGCACAGCGGCCACCATTGGTTCTACTGGCGTCACTGGCATCCTTTCGACGATCACCCGCAAAGAAAGCGTGGAGCTGGGCGGATTTGATCTGGATCTAAACTCCACCTTTACCATCGACGTGAGCGCCATTTCATCAGCGCCTACCATCGGATCTATCTTGCTGGCCAACTCGGTCAGCTATCGGGTGTCGTCGATTGATACTTCTATCGGCAGTTACGTGCTCGGGTTGCGAGAGATTTAACAGTGGCCACTCGAAATCCTAAAATCTCCATCTACGCAATCGCCGGGCACGAGGCGCAATTCATGCAGCGCTTTGTAACGGCATTTTTACCATACTGCGATGAGCTAGTAATTTGCATGGCCCAAGGTGGCCGACCTGACGACGGCACGCGGGCGATCGCCGAGAAGTCAGGCGCCAAGATAGTTGAATATAAAAATGCACCGGCAGGGGCGAGCTGGCCTCACGTCGATAACTTTGCCGCCGCCCGCAACACCGCACTGGATGCCTGCACTAGTGAATATGCGGTATGGGTGGATTGCGATGACTTGCCACATAAAGACCTCAAAAACGCTCTTAAAAGGGGCGTGGAAGCGTTTGAGCAGAATCCCAAGCTCGGCATCTATGCAGGCGTCTATGACGTTATAAACGCCAAATTAAGGCCAGTACGTGAGCGCATGGTGCGGCGTATAGACGGCGTATGGTCTGGGAGGTGGAACTACGCAGTGCATGAGGCGCTGTTGCCTAATGCTGGGCTGGAATCTGTAGGCGAGCAGACGGTATGGGTGGAGCATCACCCCGGTGGCTATAAGCCAAACAGCGCCGATCGGAATCTCCGCATCCTTCAAGGCCAGTTAAGCGAAGCAGGCAAGTATGCCTACTACTACCAGCAGGAACTTTTCCTAGGTAATCGCAGGACAGAATCAGAGCCGTGGTCACACGTTGCGGCCGTCTGGCCGGGACAAGAGGCAACGCTGGCTTACGAGGCTGCCTGTAATCAGGCCACGGCCACACAAGATCGCACGGTCAGGATCGGCCTATACCAAAAGGCACATCAGATGAACCCTGGGCGGAGAGAGGCGATTTACTATTTAGCCAGGGAGGAGGCCAGCGTGGGTGCGTGGTTGCAGGCTTATCACTTGCTCAAATCGGCCATGGTACAGCCCGATCCTGGCGTAAAGATCTGGAACGCTCAGCGCACCGTCTACGATTTTGAGTGCATCGATCTATACCTAGCGGCATGTAAGGCCGTGGGCGATACGGTTGAGGCAGAAAAGATTGAGAACATGTGGCGGGCGCAGAAGCCAGTTAAGATTACCGTGTGCCACGCTACGCGAGGCCGCCCACAGGAAGCGATCAACGCCCGCATCTTGTGGATGAAAAAGGCGGCAGATCCAGCGTCAGTCGAGTGGATCTACTCAGTCGACGATGACGACCCTAAAGCCGACATGCTTAAAAATTGGGGAATCGTTAAAGGTAAGGGCGGGTGCATTGCGGCCTGGAACAGAGCGGCCGAAGTTGCCCGTGGAGAGATTATCATTCAAGGCTCTGACGATTGGGACCCTCCGCTGCATTGGGACAAAATAATCAGCGACAGAATTGGCGATACCAGCAAGCCCAAGGTACTGGCGATTTCCGACGGCCACCGCAAAGACGATCTGCTGTGCATGGCAATCCTAACCAAAGCACGACTGCAAGATCAGGGGACAATGTTTGCCGCTGAATATGACGCATGCTCTGGCATATTCTCCGACAACGAATTTTCCAAAAGAGCCGCATATGACGGTGTGATCATTCCCGCTAAGGACATCGTATTCACTCACAATAATCCGCTCTTCACGGGCGCAGCTCAGGACGCGGAATTTAAACGCCACAACGCAAAAGAAAACTACGAGCTTGGCGAAAAGATATTTAAGGAGCGTAACCCGTGATTCATACCCACAATGCACTGCGCCTAGGCGACAACCTGGTGCAGTTAAACTTTCTACGTCGGCTATGCCTGCAAAATCCAGATATTGAGATCACGCACTATCACAATCCAGAGCTGTGCAAGTTTGAGGAGATTGATGCCTTGCGTAGCGATATGTCTTTACGGCTACGCATTCGACCAATCAGCGAAGCGCCAGCCGATAGCATTGATTCTTGGCGTAATGCAGGCGGATATTGGGAGCGTCATCCTGACAAATTAAACTTCGCCAAATTCCATCTTTGCTGGTTTGAGGAACTGGCCAGCAGGATGTGCGTCAAGAATCCCATCCAGAAAGTCGATGACCTCTTGTTTGACTATCCGGCTTTAGATTCTTTCATTCCGATGGCGCCAGATTTCGACATCGTCGTGATAAATTCACCAGGGCTGTCTGGTCAATTTACAAACTTTAACCCCGACGATTTTCGCAACCTAGTATCTAAACTAGTTAGCAAGGGCCATCGGGTAATTAGCACAGTCGATACTGGATTATGCCCGGCATTTGAGAACAAGAATGTGACTTGGATAGGGGCGACGGCTGCAAAGGCTAAAACCGTCATCGGAACATCCACTGGGCCGAGCTGGCCGTGCCTAAACGTTCACAACAAAAATGCCTTCCATTTGCTGTGTGCAGATACCGAGACAGTCATATTTACCGAACGCGGTCAGATGGCTAGGAGCGCATTTCACGCCCTGCATATTCTTGAAGAGGAAGGCTTACTGTGAAGAAGGAGCTGACTCAGGCGATGGATTTATTGACGGCCGATCCGGCCGTTAGGTTTATAGGCTACGGGGTAAAGATAGGCGGCCGGGCGGCAGGCACGCTCAATAATGTTTCGGATTCACAACTGATTGAAACGCCTGTCGCTGAAAATCTGATGGTAGGACTAGCCACGGGCCTGAGTTTAGCCGGGCTGAAACCCGTCGTCTTTATTGAGCGGATGGATTTTATTCTTAACGCACTGGACGCCATTGTTAATCACCTGGGAGCAGCTCAGCACATTAGCTGCAATCAATTCAAACCGGCCGCCATCTTGCGGGTAGTTATAGGAAACAAAAACAAGCCACTCTACACGGGGCCAACCCATACGCAGGACTTTACCGAAGCTCTTAGGAAAATGATCGATTTTCCAATCGTAGAACTAAAGAAGGAAAGCGTAGTGAGCGAATATCAAAACGCATTGCAAAGACTGAATGCTGGGACATCCACTATGCTGGTCGAGCGAAAGGATGAGTGGTGAAGCAGAACAAGTACAGCGACCTTAAGATCTTTTCGTTCCCGGATAAGATCGCCAGTTTTCTCGACGATATTATCACCGCACCTATCTACGTGCGAATTAAGCCGACCAATATCTGTAACCACGCCTGCCGTTTCTGCGTTTATTCTGACGGCACAACCCGGCCCAAGGATCGGCCTGACTTGCACCTACAGGCTGGCATGCACACCAGCATGAACGAGCGGGACGTGATGCCACGAGATAAGGCACTAGAACTAATAGAGGATCTTTCAAACATAGGAACAAAAGCCGTCACCTTTAGCGGTGGCGGAGAGCCTTTACTGCATAAGGACATTGTCGAGATTATGACAAAGACAGTTTCGTCTGGGTTGGATCTATCCATTATTACCAACGGCCAACTGCTTGCGGGAGAAAGGGCGGAAGTATTGGGCAAGGCAAAGTGGGTGAGGATTTCCATGGACTACACAAGCGCAGAGCAGATGGCTTCTAGCCGTAACGTGCCCGACAGATCGTTTGATTCCGTGATGCAGAATATAAAAAACTTTTCTAACACGAAAACGGAGAGCTGCGACCTCGGGATTAACTTTATTATTACCCGCTACAATTACGAGGGGCTAGTTCCGTTCGCTAAACAGCTCAAGGATTCAGGCGTAAGTAATGTCCGCTTCTCGCCCGTGTACGTGCAGAACTTTAAAGAATATCACAACACGATTGCAACCAGGGTGAGGGAACAACTGGCCGAATGCCAATCTTTTTGCGATTCAGATTTTACCATTAACACGACCTACGATCTGGATAGTCCAAGCAAGTCGCCCGTTCGGCCATTCTATCGCTGTCTTTACGCTCAGGCCGTTTGCGTGGTAGGTGCGGATCTCAATATCTACGCATGCCACAATACCGCATACAGCAATCACGGCCGGATCGCCTCCATGAAGGATCAATCATTTAGCCAGGCATGGTTCGGAGAAGAGGCGAAAGCATGGCATAAAAACTTTAACCCTGGCGTCAGTTGCCTTCATGAATGCGCCAATCACGCCAAGGTGGCGCTATTCGAAAAGCTGGCTACCGATAGTCACGACGCCTTTGTATGAACAAGCAGGATCTGATTGATTTTGAACTGCGCATTAAGGCGCTATTTGAGCAGGGCAAGCTGCCATATCTGATTCACCTATGCGGTGGGAATGAAGATCAGCTCATCGAGATATTCAAAGACATCAAGCCAGGCGATTGGATCTTCTCAAGCCACAGATCCCACTATCACTATCTGCTCTCTGGCGGAGATCCTGACGTGCTTGAGCAGATGATTAGAGATGGTCGCTCCATGTTTGTCTTTGACCGTAAGCTCAATTTCTATACGTCAAGCGTGTTGGCTGGCACTTGCGGGATAGCGGCCGGAGTGGCGCACACATTAAAAGAGCAGGGAAGCTCGGCAAAAGTGTGGTGCTTCTTGGGCGATGGAGCTGAGGACGAGGGCCATTTTTACGAGGCCGTGAACTATGTGGCTGGGGCAGATCTACCCTGCACCTTTATTATTGAGGATAACGATCGATCCGTGGATACGCCAAAAGCAGCCAGGGGAAAGGCCACGATAACTTGGCCCGATTGCGTCAAGCGATACCACTACACCCCAACATTTCCGCATGGTGGCGCTGGATGTAAAACCATGGTCACATTTGATCCGTCCATTCGCCCGATCTGGTGACAAGAGGAGTTTAGAATATGCCCGCCGTCACCATGCTCGATCGTTTGATTGAAGCTGCTTTCCAAGAGCTTCTAACTACAACCGTTACCGGGGTAACCTATCACTTGTCGCACGATAAGACGGAGAACATGCCGCCCTCGATCGTGATTAAAGCCACGCTAGGAACGGAAGAGCCGGTGCAGGGATCTGGCGTGTTTAGCGTGCCAGTTGAAATCGTGGTGGATGATTCTTATGACGATACAACCCTAGACGCACACACTAGAAAATGCTCCAAGGTGTTGCAGGCTTTTTATGATTCAAGCTCGTTGGCGACTAGGTTAAACGCCACCACGGCCATCGGATCTGCCCGCTGTTACAACGCCAAGGTGGATTCTATTGAGCCTGAGGCCGACGATGAAGAGCGTACAATGCGTCGCACCTACAAGCTGGCAGTCATCGCGTATCCTAATTCGATCGCGAGTTGACACAAAATTTAAGGCAATATGGCAGCCATAACAATCGGAACAACGGGCCTACAGTTTGGCATTACTGCTGAAGCCGGTGGGTTGGTGCAATCTTTCACAGAAACCCGTAACGTCGAGCGTGCAGAAATTCGCAACGCGAGCGGCGAGGTGGTTGGCGCGGCCATGTATAACCCCACTGATTCCTTTTCATTCTCTACCACCATCACAGGCGCTTATGCGACAACCGCAGGCGCAGTCCTAACAACCTTGGCAAATGCCACCAGCACCGGCGGCAAGATCGTAGTCGATAGCGTCACCGTTAATCGTACTAGCGAAGGATTCGTCACGGTGGATGTATCGGCGACTCGATTCCCTAACATGAGCTAACCCGCTCCGGGGGGTTTATGAGATCCTAAAATGGTTGATAGCTTCTGGGGAACGACAAATATTAAAGTAGCTGCGGCCGTCGCAGCCTTTGGCGCAAAGCTTAGAGAATCCGATCCCGTTACGTGCATCGTCGAAGAAGGTGGCCACAGAAAATTCACGTTCTGGTTTAATACGGGCGGCGATCAGGATGCTAAAGCCGAAATGGAGCGAACCTGGGCGGATATGAAATCTGAGCCAGAAGCCGCCATCCGATACGTAAGGGCAGCGCTAGAGAACAGGGAGACACTTCTGGGCCTGATGAAGCGTGCAGAGCCTATTCTATCGATCAAGCGTGGCAGCCAAACTCTACTTATTTCAGAAAGGGCAAGCCCAGAACTAAAGCGGGCTATGATTAAAAAACTATGAGCGAAGAAGCATTATTGCAGGAGCTGGATAACTCCCTCATTTCACCCGACCGCTACTTCAAAGATCAGAAGCTTGCGCCCTACACAGAAGGCAGCCGCCTGCTGATGCTTCAGGTGCGGGATGATAGCGATTCCGCCATCTATTTTGTCTGGTCGTTTATTTACCTGCATATCCTACTGGCAGAGAATCGCAAAAAGGCGATCCGATTGGCTTGGGATAAAGATGCGTTTAGAGAGAAGCTGATGGACTGGATTGCCGAGATGAGCGAAGAGGATCGAAACACCGCTTCAATCATGTGCTCCTCGATCTTGTCAGAAGCGAATAAAGCCCGGGTAAACGTCATCCCTTCAGCCATAGCCGCCCCGCCGGGAAACGCCTAGCGCCAGGAGGAACCGCCGCGTGCGTGTTTGTCCTGGCAAAACATACGGGCTGGCCAATGGATTATATTCTGTGGGAATTGCCACTGGTAGCGGTCAATCAGGCTGATCACGTCTTTATGTTTATAGACGGCGTGAAGCTAAGGCGTGCGGCTCATATTGAAGGAAAAGAGATTCGTGACATGGAGAGGCTATTAGGATTATGAGCGCAAGTTTAACAGTCGACGCCAGCAAACTACAGAAAGCCATGAAGGCTTTTATAGGGAATACCAAGGCCGAGGCGTCAAAGGAGATGCGGATACAAGCACGCATGCTTTGCGTTAGCCTGGCTAATTCCACGCAGCCGTTCGGCCTAAGCAATGACGTTAAGAAGGTGGGTGAAAAGGCAGTCACCAGAGACATCAATCGCGTTTACAAATC